AAATCTTTGTGTTGACCAACCAAAATGTCCCACGCTTTGTAAATTTTTTCTGTTGGCTCCACAGGCTCTTGGCTTTCCAACTCTGCAATGGCTTGCTTGCCTGCTTCTATGGCTTCTTCTGTTGGTTGATGCAACCCCCCATACACATCCCAATACTCCAATACATCTACCATCTGCTTCAATACTTCAATCATGCTTGTCCCCTTGCTCTAATGGCGGCGGCCATAGTTGTACCGCCCCATGAGTGAGGGCTTTTGCTGATATAGCTTTCACACAACTTTGCACAGGCTTCACGTTCTTTGGCGGCTACCAGTTTGGCAAAGATTTCCAAGAATCTTTTTGGTATTGGGTTGGCTGTTTCCTCGGGCGATGGAAGCTCTTTCAGCCATTCTTTACTGGCTTTGTTTGCCATCTCAATGATTTCATCTTGTTTCATGCTTGTCTCTCCTGAAGTTCTGTAATCAAGTCCTCAAGGTGTTGAATTTTTTGTTCATATTTGGCGGCTACAAGGTTGGCAAAGCGTTCGAGAAACTCGGTTGTTTGGGTGCCAACCCAAGAGGTGTAGCCGCTAATCTTTATGTCACACCCTCCGGCCTCTCTTGCCATCTCAATAATTTCATCTTGTGTCATGTTTGCCCCCTTGCTCCAAAAGCCGTGCTTCTAGCCTCTTGATCCGTTCTTCGTTGTACTGGATCGCGGCATTGGCGTATTCGGCGGCGGTCTCGGCTTCCAGCTTGCGCAGGTGTGCATCTTGTAGTTCGGCATAGATCACCTCGGAGATGGTCTTGGCCCGGAGAATGTCCTTGACGTACTTAATTGTTGTTTCTCTGAAGTTCATCCGTTTTTCTCCTTGAGTTTGGCTTCGATGTCACGCACCATTTCCAATATGGTTGAACGACCCGCCCCCGTTTGAAAATCTTCCCAATCCCAATAGAGTTCTACTTCCTCATCCGTCAGCCCTATCCAAGGTTTCTTGTATTCTTGGATGTCATCGTCTTCAACACGCATTGCCGCTCTCACCGCCTCCATACGCTGCTTTGCTTTGCGCTCAATCTCGTTGAATGCTTCATCTTCTTCATTCATCATCAACCCCCTTCTGAAATACATACAACGCCCAAATCAAAATAGCGCCAAATGCGATCACAGTAAACGCACCGAACATCATTAACATAAAAGTCACCGCTACGTCCCACATATAACCTCCACTTCGGCTTGCGTTTCAATCCATACCTTCGCACCGCATGACAAAGGCTTGTCAGGGCTGTACACCACACGGCTCGCGCCATTAATGTTCACAGAATGGGCGTATCTGTTGTTTTTATAGTCCTTTATAGTCAGGACAGGGTCGTTCGTACCATTCTTTGCATTAGCCCGAACAACGTGCTGATTAACATGGATGATCGTCTTCATAACTCCACCACCGGATTCACCCCGTGCTCCGCCTCCACATCTCGCGCCAATACCCGCCAATCCAACGAACGCCTATACAACGCGTATATACGCTCATCGGTCAACGGCTCACGCTGCAACCTCGTCACCGTGTCAGTCTTAATCCGTAACTGCAATTCGCACTCCACCAACAACTTGCGCAATTCAGCTACCTCTAACTCCAAATATTTAATCTGTTCCATACCAATCCTTTAAGTGGACCAAAGATAAAAACCGTGCAAAATTCCAATCGGAAAGAAAATTGCCCCGGCGACCAAAAACCCCCACATCGCCTGCGCAAAACAAGTAAAAATGTGTGTGAGCCACGCCGCAAAGCAGGCCAACCCAATCAATGCTGACCAATTCATGGTTGATCCCCCAATCCGTTTTTCCTTTGCATATACGCCAACCGCGCATACAAATCCACCATACTGTTTTGCAAGAATTCCTTGAGGTTGAGCGCATGGTGCGCCTCACGGATCACGTCCCCCGGCACGCGGGCCTCGGCCAAACAACCGTATTGCTCCAAAGTAATCACCAAAGTGTCCTCATCAGGTCCCATATCGTTCATTTCGATTTGTGTGTTCATCATTCCTCCATCATAAAATTAGTTGCATCATTGTAAAAAGTCAAAAACATATCCACCGCGCTGTGCTTATCAAGCCCCGTGGCCCGCGCACCGCCCGCCGCGACCATCATGGCCGCTAAAACAGATACCTGCGGCGACTGAGAATGCTTAAACATCGTCTTGGCAATCTCCACCGCACAGGCCTGCGTCTCAGCCCTCACCCGCGCTATCTCCTCACGGGAAAGCTCCCGGGCTCCCGTGTCTTTATTCGAGGCCATCAGGCTTGTCCAAATACTCACTCAACGTCAACTCCGAATTGATCAACACCGTTATCACCCCGTACAACGCCTGCTGCATCGAACGGTCCGCAGACTTGGCAATCAAAGCCAAAATAGACGTTGCTTCATTGATCGTGTTCAACGCATCATGGACCATCCACGTGTTGACTTCAAAGTAATTTAAAGGCACTTCTTTCTTCTTGCTCATTTTGTTTTCCTTTTGGTTATGGGTAATAGGCTTCTTTTGCCTCGTCTGCACAATACTGCATAGCGCCCAAGATAATCTCCTCACGGACATCCTCAGACAGGATTTCTGCAATGTCCACGCCATTCAAATAAGCATAAAACACCGTCCAGTCTTCCTTCAAACCGACACTGGGGTCAGCAGCCTCAAACTCCAGCCAACATTCCATAGTGTGGCGCTTCAAATACTTGCCCGCGCCAGTCTCAAATACATGGTCATACGACAGCAAACCGTCATAAGGGTTCGGATCAATCATTTTGTGCTCCTTAAGATACTTCGTGATACCAGTCATCCAACTGACTAAAGATGTCAAAAAAATCATCTTCAGTGAGTAAGGCAGTTACGTCCAAGGACAACGGACCATGGACCACGCGTACACATTTAATCTTTGTCTCTCCTTGCTCATCGAGGCCGTAATCAACCTCAACGGGAAGTTTAAGAGAAAGATCAGCCGTGTGTAGCTGATAAGGGAATTGTATACTCATACTCTGCTATCCTTTCTTGAATTACATGTGTTAGGGATGCGTAGTATGCGTTAGCAAAACATAGGTGTCAAGTACATTTTGTTGTGTTTTTCATAGGGGTTTACCCTCATACATATGGTATTTGATATATAGAATAGGGTTTGTTATGCAATTTTGGGGATCCCTATAGGACTTTTTAGGGTAAGAGGTGTTTTTTTTATTTTTTTTGTGGGAATAGACGTGATAGACGTAATGGCGTAATAAGTGAATGAAATCAAGTACTTTTTTGATTACAGTACATTACGGGGTAAGAAACAGTGTAATTTACTGGGGTGTCCCTACGTTAAGAGGAGACGATTTTTTTTTTACTACTCCTCCTCCAAAATCCTCTATAGGGAGCCCTTGAATTGATTCTTGCCTTGACAGATAGAGTTACTTTATGTATACTCCGTTGTTAATTAGTTTTTTCTTTTACGGGAGTTAATCCTTGATACAAATCGAAGCAAATATACCCATCCCTGAAGATCGCACGACCTACCCTTTTCGGGACATGGAGACGGGCGATAGCATCCTGTTTAAGGACGAAAAGCAGGCAGCCTCGGCTAGGGTAGCGGCCATACGCTTTGCCAAGGTTCATAGGCCCGGCTGGACCTTCTCTATGCGCCGTTTAGAGGACGGTTGGCGCTTGTGGAGGACTGCATGACCAAGCGGGACGTTTGGAACGTGCCTCCAGTAGTCCCGGATAAGGCCAAGCAGAGGCTGGCAGGGGAAGTCAAGCCATTGAGGCAGCAAAAAGTCCTGAATGCCAAGGAATGGAAGTTTGTGCAGGAATATGTGTCAGGGGATGGCCGGGTGACCCTGAAAGAGGCCGCAATGCGTGCTGGGTACAAAGAGGGTTCTGCTTCGGTAATGGCGTGGAAGTTGACCAACCCGAAAGAATATCCCCATGTTGTGGCCGCGATCCAAGCTTATCGGGCGGAATTGGCATCTAAGTACAACACTTCGTACGAACGCCATATGAAAGATTTGCAGGAAATCCGGGATAAGGCCTTGGCTGCCGGAGCTTTTGCTGCTGCCGTTCAGGCTGAATACCGGCGGGGCCAAGCACTGGGCACGATTTATGTTGAACGCAAAGAAATCAGGCACGGGACAATTGATTCGATGTCGAAAGAAGAAGTGCAGCGGAAGTTGGATGAACTCAAACGCTTGTATGGTGGCCCGCCTCCGACTGCTTTGATTGATGCGAGCACTGGCCAAGTGTTGGACAGCACTGACCGGGAGAAAGATCCGGAGTTTGATGCAGGTGTGGCCGATCCTCCCTTAGATGTTTTTGAGATAGA